GATAGTGACTTGAAAGAACTTGCTGATGCATACGTAGAGGAACATAAAAGAAAAATGTACCTCGCAAACAAATTCCCGTCAATGAAAATTGCCGATATAGACTTACTGAGTCAACTGGTCACCGATGAAGAAATCAAGCAATACGAAAAAGACTTTGGAAACTGATGCACCTCACTATGGTTGTGAGTTCTGTGGTCGCACGTTTGCACGTGAGTCTACTATTACAAAACACATATGTGAGTATAAGCATAGATGGCTTGAAAAAGACAGAGCCGGAAACCGCATAGGATTTCAATCTTGGTTACAGTTTTATAAAAAGAACAGCACAAGCACAAAAAATCGCACGTATGAAGAATTCATTAAGAGTGCTTACTATACTGCATTTGTTAAGTTTGGAACACACTGCGTGGGTATCAATGCTATTAACATCAGTCGGTATACTGATTGGTTATTAAAGAATCAAATTAAGATTGACACCTGGTGTGCTGATAGTACATACACAAAGTATCTTATTGAATATCTTAAAACAGAAGATCCGTTAGACGCAATTGCTAGAAGTGTAGAGACTACTCTTACTCTAGCAGAAGCATCAAACATATTGAGCAAAGACGTACTGCGCTATGGTAACACTAATAGAATTTGCTATAGTATTACCACTGGCAAGTTAAGCCCGTGGATTCTGTATCATAGCAATAGTGGTAAAAAGTTCTTAGATGGATTAAATGACCCTCAAGTTGCTCTCATCATTGATTACATCAATCCCGAGCAATGGAAGATAAAGTTCAATCGTGAGCCTGAAAACGTGAAGCAAGTAAAAGAGATACTTGACCTTGCAGGGTATTAATGACTCCGATATTTTGTTCACTAGTTCATACTGGAATGAATGCTACATCCAGTGGCAGATTAACTCCTTGCTGTGCCACTGCATATGGATATGTAGCAGAAGAAAAGAATGTTAAGTCCTTAGCCGACAAATTAAACCATATAAATTTAATTCGTGTTCGTAGTCAATTAAAGGCAGGGATATGGCCTTCTGAATGCAATACGTGTAAAAAAGCCGAACTGACGGACACAGACTCATTACGTACGGTGTTCAATACATATAGAAGTAACAGAGGATTAGAAGATACTCGGGATGATGTTATTAAACCATCTGATGTGTATTCACTGCATGTTTCTGTGGGTAATAAATGTAACAGTAAATGCATGACATGTAATCCAGGGTCTAGTAGTCTGTGGCAAGATGAATGGAAGACTATATGGAACATGAAGGGCATAACTAATAATAATGATTCTATTTTAGATAACCCTGTACTAGTTGATGAATTAGTAAATGATTTTACTAATCTTAAGAAGATTACTTTCTTGGGCGGAGAGCCAACAATAAACAACAACCATCTAGCATACTTGCATCGTTTGATAGCAGAGGGTAGAAGTGCTGATATAGACTTAGGATACGTTACTAACTTGACAGGCATAGACGATAGTTTACTTGAAGTGTGGAGTAACTTCCGTAACATTGACTTGAACATATCACTGGATGCATACGGTGAGAAGAACGATTACATACGCTACCCCATTAAATGGACTAAAGTAGAGTCAAACCTTAGAAAGTTTTTAGACTGGGCCAGCAAAGACAAAGTATCAATAGGGCTAAGTCTAACACCTAGCGTATTCAATTGTATTCACTTAGACGAAGTGTATACATTTTGGCATAAGTTGCTAGTTGAGTATAGCTTACCCATGAGCTATGGAATTGCATTAAACAAGATTACGTACCCGATGTACACTAGTATGAGAATCACTACTATACAATATAGAACACAGGGTATTGATAAGTTAGTGAACATTAAACAACAGGTGCCTATTGAGTTTCACAACTCAATTGACTATGCTATTGAAATGTTAAATGAACCGATACTAGACAATGCTATCATTGAGACGGGTAAACATTTTATTGAACAATCAGATAGATATAGAAATAAAAACATAAAAGATTATGTACCTGAGTTATACAATGAACTGTGGAACTAAAATTGCACAAAGAATACTATGATTGGACTAGGGGCTGGGATGATGACCATCCTTTTTGGCATATACACGACATTGTTACCCATAATCAGACTGAACTAGATTTAGTACATAAAGAAGTAGTACTATGGCTGTACAAAAATATAGATAACCCTGAGAGACATTGCCGTTGGACTAGACAAGTATTGACTATTAGTGTAAAATTCAGATACAAGCGAGACTGTGTATGGTTTAAATTGAGATTCTAATGATTATAAAGTTGATGAAATGATTGTTAAAAACGTAACTGAAGGTATAGAACCTTTGCCGTACCAACAAGCACTCTGGGACCGGCTGAAGGAGGGTGGATTCAAAAAGGGTCAAATGACTTTGTATTATAGTGCTGTCCAGCAGACTGGCAAGAGTACTCTAAATACTTGGTTCCAAAATAATCTTTGCAAAGAAATTGTATTACCTATGAAGTCAGAACACAAGTATAAGTTCAGTCGTGCTAAGTGGTATGAAGCAAAACTGCCTAGAGACGGACAGGCAGCGTTCAACTGGTGCGTGAAACAATTTGGCCCCGAACCTAAATATACTGACGCATGGACACGATGGTACTTTAATGTTGACAGAACATTTAGATTTAGTGATGCAAAAGACTATGAGTGGTTTATGTTGAGGTGGTCATGACTTCACCATTCACTCACAAAACAGAACACTATTATGGTAGTAAGCGAAACATTCACACTGTATCCTGGAAGGGCAAAGGTGAAGTTGATGGCAATGAGATTCGTACCTGGTGCATTGAAGCATTAGGGCCTGCAGGATATCAAGAAGCAATTGAACGAACTCGTTGGTTAGATAACATTACAGAGCAAGGTGAAATATTCTTGTGTAATGATGAAGACTTAACATTATTCTTGTTACGGTGGGACTGATGGAATACTTTCATAGTGAAGGTGGAAACAATAAACCGTTTTTCACCTATAGATATAAAGTTGATAGGGTATCTACTGAGATGTACCTGTGGGCAGCAGAATATCCTAGCAAAGGACCTTTTAGTAGATTTCATGTTATATGGAATGCAGTAGAGAAAAATCCATATGACATTATTCAATTTGAATTGAAGGACGCTTACTTAGCATTCAAGTATGCATTTGCAGGAGAGATATTGCAAGACATTACTATAAAAGAATATACATGACCAAAGTAACACTAACTAACAAAAATGCTAGTGAAGCTTTAGACTTAGTACAAAAACTAAGAGACAATGGTTATGTTCAAGGAGTTGATTTTGATTTTGCGTTTCATCAAAGTAAATGGGATAGTATGATCGGTGATATTCCAAAACACACAGAGTTTATCTTTTACAAAGAGGAGTTAGCAACATGGTTCAGTTTAATGTATCAGTGACTTTAGAAAAACACACCAAGCCTAAACATAAGTTAGAATTGGAATTAGAAGAACGAATGAGCAAGATTCTAGCAGAAGAAATTGACTGGGAACTTATATCAGATATGATGGTTTCTGCTGGATGGACTATAGTAAACTTAAGTAGGTTTAAGGATAGGTATCATGCGATTGACATTGATTCATGGATTGAAGAAAATTGTAGCGGCAAACATATGAAGCGTAGTAAAACATATGTATTTGAAAAATCACAAGATGCCGAATGGTTTAGTCTGCGATGGTTATAAATTGGGGCCGCAGTCTAGGCTGGAATATTGATATGCATGGATACAAGAAGAAAAAGATGGATTACACAATTATTACTGACGGAGCAGATTGCTATCCATGGATGGAAACATTTGTTATATGGCCTAGACGAAGTATATCTGACACTCCTTTGTTTTGGACTAAAGCATACAAGCGTAAAGTTTGGGTCGTATGGGGCACTGGGTTTCATATGGAACCAGAAACACAATACGCAACACTATTTGATTTGTTAACATATGGCGACCAAAATAGCTTTACGCAATAATAGACTTACTAGCGAAGAAGAACAATGGCTCGCTAAGAATGTGGGTCCACGAATGCATTATTTACATAATAGCATCGGTGGGCAAGGTTGGTTAGTTAAAAGAGAATGGTTGCCAGGTATGGTACATCAAGAATGGTATCTCACATTAGAAGATGAAAAGCTTGCCACGTTCTTTACGATTAAGTTTTCAACATGACCAGCAAACCCTTTGTACTTAAGGCAACAATTAGACCTTTTCAGGATTTTGATGACGATGATCCTAATATAGAACAACGCAAGAAACGCTGGGACTATTGGGCAGCATTGAAAGTGATTCGCAAAGAGTATATGGCAGATACTACTAGCTTTGATGCATATGATTTTGAAGATTACATAGAAGCAAAATATGGCATCAAGATGAACATAGTTGATGGCAACATTACTGACGGGTACAAGATTATGGACGAAAAGAAGTACCTAATATTTTTACTGAAGTATCAATGAACAGTCCCTTTATATTAAACGATTTATGTGACGACACTTGGTCAGTTACTTGGCCTACTTTTCAGAGATCAAACAATCTAGATAATATGTCATTTGACATATTGAAGTTTGTATTCACTGAGGTTAAATGCCAACGTGTTGGATTAGGTGTAACACTAGATAATTATTTTGAAGCAGATGCTTCGGTATTATGGATAGATGATACTGCATACTTAACTGCTATTACGGATGAATATTCACATTACCTATATAAACAATACAATATATTTGGAGCAGTGTTTGAGAAGCAAAGTGATGCTGAGAAGTTCAAAGAATCAATAGAAAAGAGATATGTATGGCAATTACTCAAGGAATAAACGGAACATTCTCACCTTATCAGGAAATTGAAGATGTAGAACCAGTATACTTTACAAAACTAAAGAAGACAGTTCCCGATGGAAATTATGGTTGGGAAGAACGAACTTTCTACGCTCTTACCAAAAACGTACCGCCGGCGGTACGATGGCTTCACCGGCATTATGGCGAAGCAAATTATTGTAATACATGGTGGTATACTCCGGATAAAGTTGTTATGTCCGAAAAAATTTACACACATTATGCACTTAGTGTATAATTGTAAAATAAGGAATAAAGATGGCAAATGATATAATGATTGACATTGAGAGTTTAGATACAACCCCAAACTGCGTGATACTAACTATCGGCGCGGTACGCTTTGACCCTAAGGGTTCAGGAGTGGTTGAACGACTAGAATTGCGACCCACTATTGAGGATCAAACAGAGATTTACAATAGAAGTATCAACGAAGATACATTGCGTTGGTGGAGTGAGCAAAGTCCTGAAGCACTTGAAGAAGCTATGGGAGATAATGGTCGCATGCCTTTTAAAGAGTGCATGGAGATACTTTATAAGTTTTGTTGGAACCGTCGTGCTGTTTGGAGTAATGGTGCTAGCTTTGACTGTGTAGTAATGGAAGATGCTTGGCGGCAAACATCAGACCAGCCTAATCCTATTCCCTGGCCTTTTTGGTCAATTAGAGATACACGTACATTGTATGAGATTGCCGGAGTAAAATTAAAAGATGGCGGGCATAGCACAAGTCACAAAGCAGTAGAAGATGCTGAACGTCAATCTATTGTCGTACAAAAAGCATATATGAAATTAATCAAAGCAGAATTGGTAGCACCCCCGAAATGAGAATAGATTCAGACATTGACATTGACTTTGGTGATAGAGATAAATTATTGTCTCTTATTAAACATACTCCTGCGGCAATGCGTAACGTTAAACCAATACGTAGACACAATACCGGCATATACATCACAGATGTTCCATATGATCCAATATATGACATGGCTGCTATTGATTATACTGAGGCTGAAAATAGGGGCTACTTTAAGTTAGATTTGTTGAACGTTCACGTGTATGAGCAAATTAATAGTGAAGAACATTTGACCGAGATGATGGTTGAACCTGATTGGTCTAAACTAACTGATAAAACGTTTGTTGAGAGACTAATTCACTTGGGTAATCATTATCAGTCGTTACGTAAGATGCCTGAACCAGTGAATAGTATTCCTAGACTTGCTATGTTTTTAGCATTGATTCGTCCTGCTAAGAAACATATGATTGGTAAATCATGGAAAGAAGTAAATAAGACCATCTGGGATAAGGAAGCTGATGGCTATAGCTTTAAAAAGAGTCACGCTATTGCTTACGCACAATTAGTCGTGGTTCATATAAATTTGTTAGTCAAGTCGCTTGACCAGAGTGATACTTCTGCGTTTGGACCTGCGTTTACTTAACTCATTCATACTGCATGTGGGGCCGTGCATGATAACTAGACTTTTGTTATTGAATGTTCTGATATAGGGTCTGAACATAGCCCAGTCATTCTTTAGAAACAAGTTAATAGGAATCAATCTGTTTGATTCCCACCACCAAACTTCCCCTAATTCTAAGAATTTTTCTTTAATTACAGAATCCACAATGGCACCATAATCGTAGATAGTAGTGACTACATCATCCCTGTTTTGTACAATCCCAACGTAATCCTGATTAGCATAGGAGCAGACTGTTATGAAAGGGTGTGTTTCGCTTAGTTTTTTGAAAAATTCGTTTTGTATCATTGTGTAAAGTTACCCGTTTATTTATCCCCCTGTCCCACTTAAATAAATTAATAGTTAATAGACTAAATACAAGATTGAGAACCAATCTATGTATGCAACTTCAGTTTTTATCTATACTCAGCGCCAAATTGTTGTGCTACTATCCGGGTATTCACCAAGGAGATATATGCCAGTCTACGCTAAACCACTAACCCTACACAAAGGGGTTGATAATATGATTCAATTCCAGTTCTTGAATCAAGAACAAAAACCTGTGGATATCACAGGAAAAGAAATCACATGCAGAATTATTAACTATACAGGCGGTGAAGTGTTAATTAGAAAAGCACTAACATTGCAACTGCCAGCAACTGGCATTTCTGCACTTATTTTAGGGCCTGCAGAACTTGAAGACATTGATCCTCAAAAGTGTTATTACTCTTTAGAAATTCCAGTGGGTGAATTTGACTTTCCGGTATTCGTGGATCAGAATGCTGGAGCAAGAGGTGACATTAATATTGTTAATTCTGTCTTACCATCATTCCTTCCATCCGAGAGTGTGTCTATACCGTCCGGTCAATCATTCCCTAATATATCAGAGCTTGCACCAAACTCTAATGCAGGTTACACCTATTACACTAGTGTAGTCTCAACAAACGACAATCCCATAATATCTCTACAAGCAGAATATACTGACTATTACGGAAACGTAATCATTGAAGGTTCTACGATTGTTAATGGAGATTGGTATCCGATCATCGCTGATGTAGATTTGGCAAATGTTACTGAAACAAAGGGCTATGTGGTTAGAGGATATCATCCATATATCAGAATGCAGTTTGTAAGTAATGCAGGTATAGTCACTAATATATTGGCAAGATAATTATCCTGAATTGTTGATTATCTCAACAGAACATGCTATAATTGTCAAGCATGTTTGATATTCTCTCTATAATTCCCGGTAAGAAACGAAGAACCCACGGTGGTTGGGTATCTTTTAACGGAATTTGTTGCCATCATCAAGGACATCGCCCTGATGCTAGAATGCGAGGTGGCATACACATAGACGGCAACAACTGGTCTTATCATTGCTTCAACTGTAACTTCAAGTGTGGTTTCACGTTAGGTAAATCTATTGGATATAAAGTACGTCAGTTACTAAGCTGGTGTGGCATTGACGAAAAAGACATACTACGTTGGAACTTAGAAAGTCTACAACAAAAAGACTTTTTAGATTTTACAAAGCCTGCAGTACGAGTGAATGTTAATTTTGAAATTAAACAATTACCTGATGACTGTGAAGATTTAAATTTAGATGATGCTAGACATTTTAGATATATTGAATATCTAGAACGTAGGGGTATTCATTATAACAGCTATCCCTTTAAAGTTACGCCGATTGGTACAGGTAATCCTGTCTCTAGGAGAGAACATAGAATCATTATCCCTTACTATTTTAAAGGTGATATAGTAGGTTATACTAGTAGATTCTTAGATGACAAACTACCAAAGTATATCAACGTACAACAGCAAGGGTATGTGTTTAACATAGATGCACAAAGAGAAGATTGGAGTGTGTGTTTAGTTACTGAAGGAATATTTGATGCATTAAGTGTAGACGGTGTTGCATTAATGCATGATGATATTAGCCCAGAACAAGCAATATTGTTGAGCACCCTGAACAGACAAATAATTGTAGTACCGGATCGTGATGCGACTGGTTTAAAATTATGTGATAAGGCACTAGAATTGGGATATCAAGTAAGCTTACCTGATTGGGAAGCTGGTATCAAGGACGTTAATGATGCTATCAAAAAGTATGGTAGACTACCGACGCTACTAAGTATCTTACAAAGTGCGACTAATAGTAAAATAAAACTAGAAATACAAAGGAAGAAAATTGGCAAACAAAAAGGATTCTAAGAAGCAAATAGAATATACTGTAGAGGTACAAAAATATTTTATACGAATGATGTTGACCAATGCTGAATTATACACCCGTGTAGCAAACATCATTAATCCAGCAAACTTTGACAAGTCATTGCGGTCTGTGGTAGAAGCGTTTAAAGAAAGTACTGAGAAGTACAGCACAATCCCTGACACGCAGATGCTTGAAGCTACGACAGGTGTTAAGTTAGAACCTATCCCTGAATTGACAGAAGGTCACTATGAATGGTTTTTGGATGAGTTTGAAGGATTTACACGTAGGCAAGAACTAGAACGTGCAATCTTAACTGCGGCTGATTTGCTTGAGAAGGGTGATTTTGATCCTGTTGAAAAACTAATCAAAGACGCGGTACAAATCAGTCTACAACGTGACATGGGTACAGATTACTTTGCTGACCCGGCTGCACGTATTAACAAATACTTCAATGCAGGTGGTCAAGTCAGCACAGGCTGGCCACAGATGGACAAGTTACTCTATGGTGGTTTCAGTCGTGGTGAACTGAATATCTTTGCAGGTGGTTCAGGTTCAGGTAAGTCATTGGTTATGATGAATATGGCATTGAACTGGTTACAACAGGGTATGAGTGGAGTCTATATCTCACTTGAACTTTCAGAAGAACTAACATCTTTGCGTACTGATGCTATGTTGACTAGCATGAGTACTAAAGAGATTCGTAAAGCTATTGATGACACTGCGTTAAAGGTTAAAATTACAGGCAAGAAGTCAGGACAATATCGTGTTAAGGGTATGCCTGCACAAAGTAACGTTAACGACATTCGTAGTTACTTAAAAGAAGTACAAATTCAAACAGGTATCAAAGTTGACTTTGTAATGGTTGACTATCTTGACTTAGTGATGCCGGTATCAATTAAAGTAAGTCCTAACGATCAGTTTATTAAAGACAAGTACGTAGCAGAAGAATTGCGTAACTTAGCAAAAGAACTAGGTGTATTGCTAGTTACAGCGTCACAGTTGAATCGTACAGCAGTTGATGAAATTGAATTTGACCACAGTCACATTGCAGGTGGTATTTCAAAGATTAATACAGCAGATAACGTGTTTGGTATCTTCACAAGTCGTAGTATGCGTGAACGTGGTAAATATCAGATTCAGTGTATGAAATCTCGTAGTTCAACGGGCGTAGGTCAAAAAATTGACTTAGAGTATAACATTGAAACCATGCGTATTACAGACGAAGATCCTGATGGATATGCAGACCAACAAGCAAAATATGCCCCTAAGCCGGCGGCAAACGACATTATGAGCAGAATTAAAGCACAATCAGTAATCTCACATACTATGGATCCTATCATAGACCAAGCTACAGGGGAAATAATAGAGCCTGTAGCCAAGAAAGTCGTAGCAGACGTTCGTGGTTCTAAGCTTAAAGCTATGCTCAATGACTTAAGTAAATAATTATCTTAAAAGACTAAATACTATTAGGATAGTTATCATGCAAAAACAAACTCGCAGCCTATTAGAGGAATTAGAAGCTATTGGCAATAACCGTGATACTAATCACATTATTGAGAGCCGAGCCCATAACATTATCACTAGTGCTATTAATCTATTAGAAATGATTAACAAGAACTATGACCAAGAGCAGGCTCAACTCCTAGAACGCAAGCTACTAAGTGCCATTAAAAGCAGAGACCAGGCTCGTTTTTCTAAGTCATTAAGGAAGAAATCGTGAAATTAAATGAATTCAAAATAAAACATAAACAACGTGTAGATGAACTCGCACTAAATCAAGTTATAGGTGATTATGGTGCGGCTGCAGCCAAGCAAATAGGAAACAGACTATTAGGTCGCGGAGAAGGCAATTTATCTGTCAAAGATAAAATGGCAAAAGACAAGTTTCTACAAGACTTTATTGGACGTGCTTCTACTGCACTAGACAGTGCAGTTTCTAGTGGCTTAGTTGATCCTAACTTAGGTGGCGCGGCAGCACCTGAACCAAAAGAGCCAACACTTGATCCAGAGGTTGGTAAAACACCTACACCTAGTCCTACACCTAGTCCTACACCTAGTCCGACGCCGGCACCGGGAGGAACTGATCCAGAGGGCAGTCCTCCCCCAGTACCTTCCCCGGCAGGAACACCCGCTCCTACTAAGCCCGGAATGACTTCTGCACAGCAAGCAAGTGCCCAAGCTCGTGGACAGCGTGAGACTAATCAGAACTTAAACAATTACGTTCAAGGTGCCGCAAAAGCATTGAACACTGCAACAGACAAAAATCAAAAGATTCAATTGACTAAAGAATTAGTTAATTACATGGCTGACCGCAAAGATTACCCTGAGTGGGGCAACGCTGTTGCTACTGTTCAGCAAGTAATCAAGAAAGGTGGAACTGATCCTAACTTTGCAAACGCCGCACTTGCTAAACTTAAATCAGGCCAAACAATGGCTGAGTCATGGCAGATGTATTGGATCAACAAGCTATTAGAAGCAGTTGATTTAACATGGGGTGATTTGGGTCTTACTGTTCTTAAAGAATCAAAAGGTTCTAAGTTCAAGATTGTTGAGACCAAGTACTACAAGCTAAACAAAATCTTTGAAAGCATGATGTATGAAGCTGAAGCCGAAAGCATTCAAAGTTGGTTCAAGCGTTGGTTAGCTCAATATATGAAGGGTGTAGATTTATCTGACCCTAAAACGGCATCGCAAGTAGACCAGTATATCAATGCTATTCAGCAATCGTACAAGAAAGACAAGGGCAAGGCTGCACTAAATCAATTAGCTAATGCGGCATTCTCATTGTCATATAGTAACAAAGGTACCCCAGGAGCAATGGGTGCGGCAGCTTCTACTCCAGCACCCGCAGCCTCAACTGATTCAGGTGGTGGCCCGTTAGCTAGAATGGCAGGAAACACTAGTGCCGCTACAAGCACTACTCCAGGAGAAACTACACCTTCATCAAGCCCTACAACTGCTACTACAACAGCAAACACAGCTACAGGTAATGTTGGTGCACCACCGGCTGCACAAACAGGCAGTGCTAATCAAAATGCTAATCAGTTAATTACTGTAGCTAAGAACGCACTTCAAAAGTTACAAAAAGTTGACCCGGCAGCTTATTCCGCGTTTGTAAAAGAACTTACTGGTCAAAAGGCCCCGGCAGGAGTTCCTTCTGAAAAACCTAAAACAGAATTTACTCCGCCTCCTAAGCCTACCACTTCACCTGCTCCTGCTCCTGCACCCGCAGGTGCTACTGTAACAACAGAGAGTAGAAAATATAAACCATTCAAGAAATGGTAATTATGAACTTATCAGAATCATTAGCATCGTTAAAACAAAAGCTTGATAGCATAGATGTAATCACAGAAGCGAAGGGTCACTTAGATCATCCTGAAGATTTAATATTTTTGGATGGATCAATGGGTGGCAATCGTGCTATTCAAGCTACAGTTGATACTGTTAAAAACCCTGCAACCGTAACAATTAAATGGGACGGCTATCCTGCATTGATATTTGGTCGTGGTACTAACGGTAAGTTCAGTATTATGGACAAACATATGTTCAACAAGAAAGACGGAACAGGTCGTAATGTGTACAGTCCTGAAATGTTTGTGCAATATGACCAAGCACGTGGTGTGAATCGTGAAGGGTTGCATAGTCTGATACAAGAAATATGGCCCGGGCTAGAAAAAGCAGACAAGAGTAAAGGATTCTACTGGGGTGATTTGTTATTCAGTCAACCACTAGAAGAACAACACGGTGTATATACATTCAGAGCAAATCCTAATGGCATTACATACACTGTAGATTCTACCAGTGATGTTGGTAAGTTTTTAACTGGAAAAACTGCAGGTATCGTAGTTCACCAATTTATTCCGCCGGCAGCGGCTACTACCGATGAAGCAACACCGTTGCCAGGTACTATAGGTTCGTTAAAGAACAATAGTAACATTGCTATCGTTCCTGCAAAAATGCCAATCACACCAAAGCTAAAAATTGATACCGGATTAGTCCGTGCGGCAAAACAAAGTGTCAGAGATAACGGTAAGCAAATTGACGAGTTCTTCAATAACGCACCTCAAGCTAAAGGACCGTTCATTGGATTGTTCACAACGTACATTAACAAGAAAATTGTATCAGGAAATTTAAATGATTTAGTTGATGGGTTCTTGCAATATATTGGCACAAAAACAATGTCTGATGCTATGAGAGGCAAGTTGTTAGGGTATAATGCGATTGATCCTAAGACCAACCAAGAAGTACATACCCCTGGCTACTTAGATGGCAACAAGTCAGTATTAACAGCATTGTTTCAAACTTGGATTAATATCTACAATTTGAAAATGAGCATAGTTGAACAATTAAACAAAGCCGCCGAAGCTAGTCCTGTGAAGGGGTTCCTACAAGACGGCACACAAACTCAAGAAGGCTTTGTATCTAACGGACTCAAATTCGTAGATAGAATGGGCTTTAGTCGTCAAAATCTAGCCGGACAACGTTAATTTTTAGCACCCAAAACCAGTATTTTTTTGTACCAGGCATAAATAAGTGTATGAAACTATACGTTTCAAATTATTTAAAGGAATATTAAAATGGCACAATTTACACGTGTAAACGGCGACTATCTACCGTTGATTAACTATGATGCAGATTCATACACAAACTCTGGCGTTAACGCAGTTACTTCCGCAGTTACTGTACAACCTCAAGGTCCTAAGTTAGACTTCTTCACTATCACTTTTGATGGTGCAGTTACTACTACTCAGTTTAACGTTGCTATCCAAACGATTCAACAATTGGCTACAATTTATTTGTATGAGTACACTGACGACACTAATGATACATTAGCAGTTGCTGTATATCCAGTTGGCGCTTGGACAACTGCAACTCTTGACACTGCTTTGACAGCGGCTGTTGAGGCTGTGACTGTTGCGGCTTCTGCTACATTCACTGGTTAATTTTAACTTAATCAAAACAACCCGAGATTTATTCTCGGGTTTTTTTACCTCTCTAAATACACAATGAGTTTTACTTTATCTTGTTATACGTTGTTTGATATTACACCGACCGGTGTAATGCATCGCAACAAACCTAACTCGGAAGAAGACTATAACATATGGCTTTATAAAAGAAACACTCAATGCAATTTTGATACAGTTTTACAAGCTATATCTTTAAGGTCGCAACCTGATTTAACGACTTCAGTAAAACGTACAGAAATACGACTAGATGAATTTACTGACTTTGGATTTCTATTTGAACAACAAGATGACGAGACATATCCTTGCTGGTCTTTTGATTTTGAGATACAACATGGTAGTGTGTTCAGTGACGGGATAACTGAATTGGGTGCGTTGTACACAGACTGCGAGGGAGTCCCTATGATTAAGTGTGACACTGAATGGGACAAACTACCCCCATTCCTAGATACGACTTCTGAATTACGAAACATATATTTTAAGGTAATATCAAATGATTGATGATAGAACATTAGGTAAGCTAGAAAAAGTCATTTCTAAATCCTACATAAAAGACTTAGAAGATATAATTGTTTATCAAAACGAAGACGGTTCATATGAGTTGTTTAATAAGTATAGAATAGTAAAAACAAAAGATGAATATTCTGTTTATATTAGTGCAAACAATCCATTAACATTTTACTCTTTAAAGAATGCAGTAGCTTGGTGTACGTATGATAGGCGAAACAGAGTACTAGATTCAGATAGAATTCATTACTTAGATACTGGCTTAGTACGTGTTGATGCTATGATTGAACAGCATCAAAAACTAGCTAAAAAAGCTAAAACATCGGATACAAAGCTAATTTATTTGGCTAAACTAACAGAAGAAAAGTTGCAACGAAAACAGATGCTTTCGGAAATCAACTCATATGTGTATCTATCTAAACTTTGGCAAACCCAAAGATTTAACAGAAAACCCTAACAATAATACAAAAAAGATAAATACTAGATATTAGTCTGGAACGAAACTATGAAATTAAACGAACTTGATAACAACCCTATTTTAAATGCTCAAAAGGCTTTAAACGAACAATACGAAGTACCTTTTAAAATACAAGGTATGAACTTGCCTTCAACCCGATCTATGCTACAAAAAGTACGAGGATTGATTAGCGAAACTAAACAATCCCCTGATTTTTATAGAAAGCAAACAAGCCCAGCCTACATGAAGATGGTATTTATGGAGCAAGCATTAGTGCATCATTTTACTGATTTGCGTAACAGACCTCAGCCCCGCATCGTCTTTGAAAACGAAGAAGTTGAGAAGTCTCAAGTTGTCTTGGCTGCACAAGATATGGTTGACTCCGTACAGAAAATGCTAGAACAAGTAGGTCAGATGCAAGTCAAAGAACTACCTGCACTAGTCTCTAGTATTGAATCTGAAATTGGTGTCACTGAAGCACAACAATATGACCAAGAAGTATCACAAGCACTTGATGGATTAAGCGCAGCCTTGAAGGAAGCGTTTGGTGGATTAAAGAATGCATTGGGTGCAATAACTGGTCAAGGCGCCGGAGATTTTGGCGTCGGAGCCCCTGAAGCTGGGGTTGATGCTATGGCAGCAGACTTAGGTGCTGAAGCTGGGGTTGATGACGCAATGGCGGATATGGGTGCAGAACCTATGCCGACAGATGAGCCTGAGCCAGAACCAGTTGCAGGTGCCGGCAGAGCAAAGAGATAACAATGCTTCTCTACGAGCTTGATGGTCCTGATCCCCTGCTAGCAAAAATTATAACGGTAAGCGATCAACTAAAATCTTTAGTGGATAAAGGTTCTGCTAAAGATTGGACGTTAGACCAACTACTTGCATATTTTCAAAAATATGATGTATCGCTTGACAAAAAAGACCTTTACAGTATGATTAAAAAACCACCGTTGAAAGACGTTATCACTAACATACAAGGTGATAAAGTTATATTCAAAGGTGCTGAAGAGCCTGTTGCTCCTGATCAGGATACTAATCAAGAAGTTGTGAAGTCAATGGCTGACAAAGCAATGAAGTAAGATGATAACAATCACTGACATCGCAACCAAAAAAGTACAACAAACAATTGCCAAACGAGGCAAGGGCATAGGAATCAGAATAGGCGTCAAGACGACAGGCTGTTCTGGTTTAGCCTATGTGCTTGAATATGTTGATAATCCTAACTCGGAAGATATGCGTATAGACTGTGAAGGTTGCAGTTTATTTGTAGATCCTAAAAGTTGTGTATATATACAGAATATGACAATTGACTATGTACGTAACGGATTGAACGAGGGGTTTGAGTTTAGAAACCCGAACGAACGTGACCGCTGTGGATGCGGAGAAAGTTTTAGAGTATAATGGCTTATTCAGATAAAGTAGTAGACCACTACGAAAATCCACGCAACGTTGGATCATTTGACAAAAATGATACTGATGTTGGTACAGGTATGGTTGGCGCTCCTGCCTGCGGTGACGTTATGAAACTACAAATAAAAGTTGAAAACGGAGTAATAACAGATGCGAGATTCAAAACATACGGATGCGGAAGCGCAATCGCAAGCAGTAGCCTCGTCACTGAATGGGTCAAGGGAAAAACGCTTGACGAGGCACGAGAGATTACTAATAGCACAATTGCTGAAGAACTTGCCCTACCACCGGTTAAAATACATTGTAGCATTCTTGCAGAAGATGCTATAAAAGCCGCAGTTGACGATTATAGAAAAAAACACTAATGAAAGAAATCACTCATTTAGTAGTAAATGGTTGTAGTTGGACATATTGCCAAGGCTTAGAAAATCCCACAGTAGATGGGTGGCCTGCTCTGCTAGCAAAAAAGCTAGGTGTAAAAGTTGTTAACTTAGCAATAAGAGGTTGCGGTAATGACAGCATACACCGAAGAACACATGAATATGTGTACGAAAATCTCCCCTCTAATAGCAAACCTTTTTTTGTTATAGCATGGAGTCAATATTGGAGACGAGAATCTTGGCAAAAAGAATTTTTAGGTTGCACTGATTATGATGATTATGCTCCTGTTAATTTTCCTAGAGAAACCCCACAAAGCAATTTAGAACGTGCGTTACTTGATAATTGGAGTTACTTAGATTTCTATAGAAAAACATATTTGTATAAACTATCATTAATGAATTTATTTAAAACACATGATATAGAATACTTCATGTCTGACTACTCATCTCCAGAAGAGCAAGACAGCCCTGATATTAAAAAGATATATGATAGATTCCCCAACTTAGTGAACACTTGTTTGAACAATCCAAATCAAATCATACCCTTTCACAAGATAACTAAAAATTTTACAAAATTACCGTGCGGTCATGATGATGAAGAAGCACAAGTTATACTCGCAGACTATATATACAGTGAGTTCAGTAAGCGTTATCAAGCTCCCAAAGTTGTAGAGGGTAATTTTTTGACCTTAAATGATTTTAAATTATCAGAAAACCCTAGCACACGAGATAATCAAACAGTTTGGCGTTGACCATAACTCTTGTAAAGAGTGTATATTAGTGTTAAAATTAGTAGATGTACATTCCTAACAAATATAATTATATTCCAATGTCTCGGGTAGAGATAGACGGCAAACGAAGATACGCAACACCCGATGGTGAAAAACTACCCTCAGTCACTACTATTTTAGACGCTACTAAATCAGAAGAATCTAAAAAAGCACTCAACGAATGGCGTAAGCGTATGGGGCCTGCCAAAGCGCAAGCAATAACAACAGAAGCCGCAGGTCGTGGAACACGAATGCACAAGTGGCTTGAGAACTACATCAAAACAGGAGAAACAGGTGAGCCCGGAAGCAATCCATATAGCATCCAAAGCCATCAGATGGCACATTCAATCATCACACAGGGACTTGTTAAGTGTAATGAATATTGGGGTACGGAAGTTCCCCTTTACTTTCCTAAAGTATATGCCGGAACAACTGACTTGGTTGGCATACATGACGGTAGCCCTGCTATCATGGATCACAAACAGTCTAACAAATTAAAAAAACGTGAGTGGATTGATGATTATTTCGTTCAATTAGCAGCCTATGCTAATGCACACAATGAAGTACATGGTACAAACATTCGTAAGGGTGTGATTTTTATGTGTACGGCAGACAATATCTATCAAGAATTCATCATTGAAGATAGTGATTTTGACAAATATACTGATATGTGGTTTAAACGGGTAGAGCAATACTACCTTCAATTCATCTAAACGTTCTGGTCAGAATTATGATAAATAAGTGTAAATCTTTTAAAGAATACACTTATGGCTATAGTACAAATCTCGAAAATCCAACAAAGATCCGGCAATCTAGTAGACTTACCACAGCTTGATGAAGCTGAATTTGGTTGGGCTAGTGATGCTAAGAGGCTCTTTATTGGCAAAACAACGCCGAACGAAAACGTTGAAGTACTGACTTCTTACTCTACAGTAAGTTTTAGTCAGATTGACGGTGCCTATGGTAACTTAGACATTGCTAACGCGGTGGTTACTGGCCAACTCATGACTTACAACAAGATTTCTAATACTTGGGTTAATACAGGTGGTAACGCATTAGATCCTGGAAATTCTTCTTACTTCTCAAACACACCTGTTCACTTAGGAAACGTTGCTAACGTTAAAATAGGTGGCGGTGCTATTGGTTATGTATTAGAGACGGATGGTCAAGGTAATTTATCTTGGACTAGTAAAGGTACATTACGTGCTAACATTGCGAATATCACACATGATACCGGCAATGCCAACATCATCGTTGTTACTGTACCTAATACAACGCCCTACACAAACAGTACTGCTATTACTATCAGTGGTGCAAATGGTGTTTCAAACACGGTAGTTAACGGCAATACATTCTATATTAAGGTTGCAAGCGACTTTGCAACTTCTGGTAATGTCAGATTATATTCTGATATATCATTAACTACTGCGGTAACAAGTACAAACATATCTTATACCAACTCACCAAATGCCTTAGCTATTACTTCATTGGGAAGTACGGGTGCTGCCGCAGCCGGCGGCTCAAACACAACTATACAGTTCAACAATAATAATATATTAGATGGTGATGCTGATTTTACATATAATCTAAGTACTAACTTATTGACACTGAATGGTAATGCAAACGTTGCAAACTTAAATTCATCAGGAGTTGTTTCTGGTTCAAACTTAGTATCAAATGTAGCAACTGGTACTGCACCTTTAACGGTTACTAGTACAACACGTGTAAGCAATTTAAGTGTTGCTTATTCTAACGTAAGTGACTTTGGTGTTACTACTGTACAGACTACTGGAACTTTTTTCCCTGTATTTGTTAATGGTAGTTCTACTGCAAATAGAGCATTGGGTGCGAATGCTAACTTATCATTCAATGCCGCAACTGGTAATTTATCCACAACATTGTTAAATGCAAACGGTAATGCAAACGTAGGTAATTTAGGTACAGCAGGCCTTGTTGTAGCAACCGGTAACGTTACCGGTGGTAACTTGGTTACTGCTGGTGTTGTTTCTGCAACCGGTAACGTCACTGGTGGTAATTTAGTTACTGCTGGTGCTTTAAGTGTTACGGGTAATGCTAACACAGGTAATCTAGGTACAACAACAGCAATTATTACAACAGGTAACATAACAACAATCAATAGTGGATTATTACAAAATGGTAATAGTAATGTAACTATTACAGCTAATGGCAATGTTTCAATTCAAGCAGCCGGTAGCACAGTTGAATTAGTTGTAACTAGTACTGGCGCAAATATTAATGGAACATTTAGTGTTAGCGGTAACGCTAACGTTGGTAACTTAGGCACAGCTGGTCTTGTTGTAGCAACCGGTAACGTCACTGGTGGTAATTTGGTTACAGGTGGTGCTTTAAGTGTAACAGGTAATGCTAACGTTGGTAACTTAGGCACAGCTGGTCTTGTTGTGGCTACTGGTAATGTTACAGGTGGCAACTTAACTACAGGTGGTGCATTAAGTGTTACCGGTAATGCTAACGTTGGTAACTTGGGCACTGCTGGTCTTGTTGTGGCTACTGGTAATGTTACTGGTGGTAATTTGGTTACAGGTGGTGCATTAAGTGTAACAGGTAATGCTAACGTTGGTAACTTAGGCACAGCTGGCCTTGTTGTGGCTACTGGTAATGTTACTGGTGGTAATATTAACACAGCCGGTGATGTAACAGCAAGTGAATTAATTTCTAATGTAGCAACAGGTACTGCTCCGTTAACTGTAACAAGTACCACACGTGTGGCAAACTTAAATGTTGCGTATGCCAACGTTAGTG